ATGGACAGCTATGTAAATACGGCGGCGTCCTGGAACCAATATGCAGCGGCCAATGGTCTGACACTGGAAAAAACTCAGGCGGGGCTGGATAAACTGGTGAAGGGCGATTTACCGGAAGGGGCAAATATCGCTAAAGCCAGTGTGGAGGACAATCAGGATGGTGTGCTGGTTGCAGGCGCGTGGTATCCGGGACTAGCGGCATCTGTGGGTAAAGTTGCCGGTGGTGTGATACTGGCATTGAGTGCAAACGGCGGTTACCAATACAACGTTTTGAGTAAGCTCGGTAATGAGAATAAATCATGGGATTATTTAGGGAGTGCTACATCATTTACGACAGGAATGTTAGCTCCGGGGCGTGGTATATGGGCTAAAACCGGAATAGCCACAGGCGGTACTGTATTCACCGATGGACCTGATGGTGCAGCTCTTACAAGTGCAGGTGCGGGAGCATTTATTGGTGGTGGGTTCGGAAAGTATGCACCTGTTATTTTGGTTCCTGTTTTTGGAAATTCTGCTGCTTTTGTTGGTGACGTTGGAAGTGCGTTTATGTCTGAAATCATTAGTAACGGGATGAAAAATAATAGCAATAGCACCAATAAAAAGGAGGCAGGAAATGACTAAGAAAGTGACTGTTTCACTGCTTGATCTTGGAGTTGTTTATTGCTTTTTATGCTTTTTAATTCTTGGTATAATAATACAGAGTGTGATGATATTTATGCATGCTGGACATATAACCCTAAGCAAAAAATACTGATTGATACTTTAGTCTTAAGTGGCATTGCCGGTATAACTGCTGGAGTAGGCTCGTGGCTCTTCGCTAAACTGGACGAGCGCAAAGCCCGTAACCCCCCCCATCAGATCCAAAATCCTGATCGAAAGCTCCCGACTACCACGCCGGGAGCTTTGGTTCTATAGCAGGAGTAGGTGTAATAATCATAAATTTTATTTATAAAACATCCAAAAAATATAACCAGTGTAAATCTCCACCATCTTTTCCGAAAAATTAACCTAACCTCCTACACTGACGGGATGGATCATGAAAAAACTGCGGTGAATGCGGCCGCACAGAAAAGAAACGATACAGTTGATAATAGTGTAAATTTTTTTGCAACATTAAAAATTATTAATTTGAGGTAAAATAAATGAAAAAGGAATTTAAAAATTTTATTATTGGCATTACAGTATTTACGTTGAGTGGATGCACAGCAGGTCTGAGACCTATTTTGGAAGATTATAAAGGCTCGGATGCAGCCAGGATAAGAACCACATCTACCGGTAATACGTCACTTCAATTTTTTGAAAAGCAACCTGCTGGTTGTTATAAGAAAATGTTGGAACGACGTATTACATCTGGCTTCTCGATCATCGGTCTTCCTGTCACAGGCAATAAAAAAATTGGGATGCCTCCATCGTCAGACAACAAAGGGATGTTCATAAATGAATTCACTCTTAAACCTGATCAGTATATAAAAGTTATCCATTACTGGACGCAGCAAGGTTATTATCAAAATTCTGAGCGCTCGGTGAGCTATGACTTTATACCACAACCAAATCATGATTATGATATAATTGTAACTGGCTCTGAGTTTTCCGGTGATAACCTGAACATAAAAGATCTTAATCCTGATGCTAAAGTAATTAGGTGGGGAGACGTTAAAATATGTCAGTCCGACAGTATTTTTTGATGAATTTCTCACAACAAGAAGTCTGCTTTTAATATAGTGAAAAAATAGCCACGATAAATCGTGGCATTCATTGCTCCCGGACAATACTCCGGGAGCAAAACTTCTCCTTACCTGCCCCGCTTAATCATCGGCACATCACCCAAATCATTCAGCTCACCCGGAAACGTTTTTAACCACTTCGCCACTTTTTGTTTATTGATTTTCACCACACTCATACTGTAAGTATCCCGCATAATCGTGCCATTCATATTTAGAGATCATCCGGCATAATCACTCTGCCAACGAAGGAGATCGCTATGCGTAAAGCCCGTTTTACTGAGCATCAGATCATCGCTGTGATTAAGTCGGTTGAAGCCGGACGAACGGTTAAAGATGTCTGCCGGGAGGCCGGTATCTCTGAAGCCACCTACTACAACTGAAAGTCCAGATACGGTGGCATGGAAGCTTCTGATATTAAAAAAATCAAGGATCTTGAGGACGAGAACCGCCGTCTAAAACAGATGTTTGCCGACCTTAGCCTGCAGAACCGGGTGCTGAAAGACGTCATCGAAAAAAAGCTTTAAAACCAGCCTTTAAGCGTGAGCTGGTCACTCATCTGATAACGACGTCCGGACTCAGTATTCGTCATGCCTGCCGGAGTCTTAATCTGAGCAGAACGGTTTACCATTACCGCCCGGATACCACACGTGATGAGCCCGTTATTGCCGCATTGCAGGCTGTGGCTGAACGATACCCACGATATGGTTTTCCGAAGCTTTACCAGGTTTTGCGACGGCAGGGATATCCGTGGAATCACAAAAGGCTCCACCGTATTTACTTTCTGCTGAAGCTGCATTTTCGCCGTAAGGGCAAACAACGGCTGCCGGTACGCAATCCCTCACCACTGGCCACGCCGGAAGCGCTGAACCAGAGCTGGTCTGTCGATTTTATGCATGATGCGCTGGCCTGTGGCCGTCGTTTTCGCACGTTAAATGTCATTGATGACTTTAACCGTGAGGCGTTGTCGATTGAAATCGATCTGAATCTGCCAGCTTTGCAAGTGGTTCGTGTTCTCGACAGGATCGCGGCAAACCGTGGCTATCCGGTCATGCTGCGCATGGATAATGGTCCGGAATCTATCTCTCTGGCGCTGACTGAATGGGCTGAGAGGCACGCAGTAAAACTGGAGTTTATCCAGCCGGGTAAGCCGACGCAGAATGCTTTCATCGGGCGTTTTAACAGGACATACCGTACAGAAATACTCGATTTTTATGTGTTCAGAACGCTGAATGAAGTGCGGGAAATCACGGAGAAATGGTTATCAGTATATAACTGTGAACGCCCGCATGAATCACTGAACAATATGACACCGGAGGAATATCGACAGCACCATTATCTGGCCGGGATCTCAAAAAATGCCTGGAACTAAAACGAGTCTATTTACAATACGATCCTTACCTTCAATACCTGTGAATGCCACCCCAAAAAACAAAAGGACTCACGATTTCTCGTAAGTCCCTGATATCTGGTGGCCCCTGCTGGACTTGAACCAGTGACCAAGCGATTATGAGTTAGGACGCAACTTCTTACCTAAAAATACTTATCTATAATTTTCAGTTACTTAATGATTTTTAATTTACTGTATAAATAACCAGAAATACTCTAAAATACTCGTTTGCGGTATCCTATAGGTATCCTAGAGCAAAACAAGCGATTCTCAGGATACCCTGATCGCTTGGTAAGGGGGGGTTGTGGAAACATTCAAATTCACGAAAGCAAAACTCGAAAGTCTGCCACCTGCGGAACGTGGTCAGGTGGAGTATGGTGATACCGTTGTTAACGGACTACGGCTCCGGGTGGGGATAAGTGGCGCGAAGAGCTTCTGTATCTCCAGAAAGCGTAATGGCAAATTTATACGGGCCACCTTAGGCAGATTTCCCGATCTTACTATTGATAATGCCAGGGCAAAGGCTCTCGAACTGCTGGGAGACGTAGCCACTACAGGCAGAAACCCTAACGTCGAAAAGCGCATTAATGAGAAGGCTTTGGTTACGCTTAATGATGCGCTGGACACCTATATCAAAAGCCGTGATGAACGGTTAAGCGCCGATACAGCAAAACAGTATCGTTCCATCCTGCAAAATTTCTCTGGTGACTGGATGAAACAACCAATCGCCTCTATCAGCCGTGAACGGGTGGAAACCAGACACAAAGCCGTTACTGATGGTTCTGTGTGGTTTGGTGCTGATAAATCAACGCTACGCGCAGGGGTTGGAACCGGCAGTAAAGCACAGGCCGATCTCTGGGCTAGGGTGCTTCGTGCTATATACCGCTTCGCGCACGATCATTACCGTGACGAGGAAGGGAAAACGCTTCTTCCGGACCCGCCTACAATGGTACTGAGCACAAAGCGCAAATGGCATGGTACCGTGAGGAAGACTGAACGTATCCGCACCAATGAGCTTGGCAGATGGTTTAGCGCCTTATCGTCCGTGCGAGAGTTTGCCGAACAGGGGCGCGATGATATAGCAGCGGCGGTTTGTGATGCTGTGGAAATGGCTATTTTTACCGGACTGCGTAAGTCTGAAATTTTAGAGCTTAGTTGGGATAGAGTTAATCTTGGAGGCCGATATTTTTGGATTGATACCACAAAAAACGGCGATCCGCTTGAACTCCCCATTACTGAAACTCTACTGAAATTATTTCGCCGCCGAGCCAAGATGAAAGCGGCAGATGGATTATTGGTTTTTCCTGGTGATAAGGGAGTAATTAAAGAGTACAGGCACATTATCGATCGCATAAGTGCTGCCACCGTACCAGAACCAAACCCAGACCTGCTAAAGCCTATCCCTTTCAAATGGCATGACGGCCGCCGAACTTTCGGCACCGTTGCTGAGCTGGTGGGGGTTGGTAATTATATCCTGAAACGCCTGCTCAACCACCGAACGATGAGAAGCGCTGATGTTACCCAGGGCTATCTTCATTTCAGTGCTGATGAACTTATGGAGCCAGCTTCAAGAATAGAACGAGCAATACTTGAATATGCTGGGTTGATTGAAAGTAAAAAAGATATTAATACTCAATTAATGTCTGCTTTGGCGAATCTGAGCGAAGAAGAGAAAAGAAAATTAATCTTCGCAATATCAAATGATAAAAAGGGCTTTAAGCTATGACTCATGGTGAAATGAGTATTAGAGCTACAATTGTGGCTACGTTTATAAACGAGCTTTTTATTGATGGTGCTGATTCTACGGCTATTTCAACCTTGCGCTATGGATTTAAGAATGATACCTCTGCAAGCTTGGCGCGAAATATGGTTAACAATATAATTCATTATTTCGAATGCTCTGATAATCCCATTGAAGAATTTCTCTATTTTATTGGAATTGAGAGCGCTAAAACTGGGGTGGATGACCAGTCAATCAACACATTGTTGTATATGGATGAAAAACAAACACCATTTTTAACCGATATACCATTATCAGGTGATGGAATCACAGCATTGAATGCTGCGCTTGCGTTACATTTTTTAGGAATGAAGAATAACGGTGATAATCTTGCAAGAATTGGCATTAAATTGCTAATGGAAGGTGTTTTTAGTGACGAAATATCCATTAGGGAGTTTAATGAAATAGCGCAAAAGGCGATTTCAGATGCTCAGAGAGAAAAGGCGAAAAGACCCCGTAGCCCATATTATTCAGAGGTTATTGAAGTCATTAAACTAACTTGGGAAAAATATCCTTGTGGTGCAAAAACAGCGCTGCTTGATGCCTTGGCTGCTCATTATCATGGCAAGGTAAGTCGTAACGCATTAGATAACTGGATCTCCCTCTCTGGATTGAGGCCCCCAAAACCAGAAAAATATACACGACTTGAATTAGTATTCCCCCAATAGCTGGCTGCTGGGGGGGCGTTACTGGTTATTGTGTTGTCGCATCCGGCAGTTGAGAACCAGTAGCCTGTTATTGGGCTGATAATTCGCTACCCTATCATGGATATTTATCACCGCTGTTAACCATTAATACACGGTGATAAATATGAAGTTAGTCAATTCTCCTTTCTCGTTAGAGCGCCTTACCCGTGCAGAAGCGGCCGCTTATCTTGGTGTTAATTCTCAAACTCTAGCTAATTGGGCTCATACCGGAAAGGTGGAAATTCCACACCATAAGGTTGGTCGCAAGGTTATCTACATGAGGTCAGATCTCGATAGCTATCTGGCATCAACCCGTCGCACGCAAACAGCCTGAGAATCAGCATGGGAAAATTACCAGAGCTTATCCCGGTTACAGCGGGAAGTATCGACGGGCAACCAGCCGCGCTTGTGAGCGCAAAACGTCTTCATTCTTTTCTTGGCGTTGGGCGTGATTTCACCACATGGATAAAAGGACGCATCAGCCAGTATGGTTTTACTGCTGGCGTAGATTTTACTGTGGTAGAAAATTTGAGCGCCCCCGTTTCGGGGAGCTCAAAATACCGCCAACAAATTGCACATGATTACCTGATCACCATCGACATGGGTAAAGAGCTGGCAATGGTTGAGCGCAACGAAAAAGGGCGGGAGGTTCGCCGCTACTTCATCAACTGCGAACGTCAGGCAAAAGCCGCCGCTAATATCCCGCAGACGTTACCGGACGCCCTGCGCCTTGCTGCTGATCTGGCAGAAAAGGCAAGTGAACTTGAAAACCGGCTGCTGGCCGCTGCGCCAAAAGTTGATTTTGCTGATCGCGTGGCGGAGATCAGCAAGGGTATTTCCATTCCCAACTATGCCAAAGCCGTAGGGCTTGGCCCCATCAAATTATTCGGCTGGATGAGGCAACATGGAATACTCATCAATGGCGGCCAGCGCCACAACTTACCTATGCAGCGTTATATCGATAGCGGTTATTTTGCCGTACGCCAGGGAACGTATGAAACGAATGGCGAGGTAAGAGCCTCATTCACAACGATGCTGACGGGGAAGGGTGAGCAGTGGTTAACGAAGAAACTGATCGCTGATGGTGTATTGCCGGAGGTGCCGAATGCTGACGCTAAATAAAACAAAGGCAGCTTTGCAGAGCTGCCAATGCCACTACGAAAAAATCAAGCAAAGTCAGGATACCAGGGTTAATGCTGGTGGTCAAAGCCTGAGCGCTCCTGTGATTTCAGGAACTGCGCCATTGGCGCGGTTAAGGTGTACGGCATTGGCGCATACCCCATTTCCCCAAATCTGGGGAGATCTGGATCAGCGTGCAGGGTCTACTGCAATGCAGCATACCCCGGAGATATCCCGTAATTTCGACCGTTACCCAGATATTGGGTATCACTGTTTTTTAGTGACCGCTGAGCAATTCTTTTATACGCCTGAGTCGGTGAAGAAAGGTATCTGGTTTCGAGTAGTCTTTATAACCAAATTCGCCCTGCTCTATATGGTTTTCATCGTCATTAGAAGCAAAGATTTTATAGGCGATTGGATCGGTATCCCATGCTTTGTCCGTTCTGACAATGAAGGGGGAGAGTTCTTCTTTAAATTTTTCGATAGCCTGTTCTCTGGTAAGGCGATTCTTGGTCATTACTCAGGATCCCCATTGGCTGATTGCTTGCTCTGTTTACGTAGGCGGCGTTTGATCTCGCCTTGCATGGCAGAGTTTATAAATTGCCCTGTACTTTCGCCGGGAGTTTTCACCGACTCCATTCCTTCAATGATTTCGTGTGCGATGCGAGCTGTTACTGATTGTGATTTCGCATTCTTTGAACCGGTTGCCATGTCTACATTCTCCAAAGTTGAGTGTAAGACACTATACACTAAAAATTATTACTTGGAAGCATTGACGTGTAAGACACTTGCGGGCTATTGTGTGTCTTACACCTTGTTTGAGTTAAGGTGCGTAAATAGCGAAGCCCGGCAGTGCGCTAACACTAACCGGGCCTCTGACCACAATGTTATCGGAGCTAACAATATGGCTGACTTACAGCATACCCAAACTCGCCCGGAATTTACATGGAGATTTCTCTCCGCTTCTGAGCGCTACCCTAACGCCAAACCATTGGTGATCTACCTCAACGCATCCAGCGAACAGGAGGCCCGCGACAGTATGCCGGGTGTAAACCTCATTTTCGCTGCACGTCTCCCATTCCATGCCTTTCAGGCTATGGAGGTACGCCATGCGTGAATTAACCAATAAAAGTGCGTCAATAGCCTGTGAACTGGCTGCGTTGTTGATGGTTGTCGAAGAGTGCGACGTTGATCAGGTTGAGCGTGAAAACCTTATCAGCCTGGCTAGACGAGTATCGGATCAGTTGGCAGCAAGCATGGTAGAGCAGAATTCAAAGGGGGCGCTCAATGGATAACCTTTATACCTACAAGAGCGATCAGGACTTATTGACCACTGCTCAAGAGGTTTCGGCTCTTCTTTCGTGTGCAGCTTTTGTAGCTATAGCGAACGATGAAAAGAAGCGCATCCACCTGATGGCTTTAATGGATATTGCATCGCGCTTAGCTGATGATCTGGCTAACGCTTTGGATAAGTCATTCGTCCTTCCAGCTGAAGGGGAACGCAAATGATCAGTAACGTGAAATTCAACGAGCTGGCTAACCGCGTTGATCTGCTGGTTGAAAAGATTTTGCATCTTGAGGCACAGATTAAGTCACTCACCGATAGTCAGGGAGGAGAAATCCCTCCGGGTATGACGCCAGTAGCAACACTGGCCGCTGAATACGGTATCTCAACCAAAAAGGCTGAGGAGCTGGCGAAAAACACAGGGGTGATGCTGGTTAAGCTGAAATCTGGCGGGTTCGTTGCGCCTGATGAAAAGTTCAGGGAAGCGGCGCGGCTGGTGTTGCGCAGTGCTAAGCGCAAATATGGCTCTGCGTACTGGTTCCATCCTCTGATCGGCAAATTCCAGATGAGCGGAGGCATACCAAAATGACGGTACAACTGACAGCTGTAGAAACTGTATCTGATGCCTTGTTCACCTGTTCATATCTATGGGCGCATGGCAAGCAGTACAGTCGCAGCGATTTGGATAAAGCCCTCCACCAGCATAAGGACCCCACTACCCGTTACGGAAAGCTGGTGGCTCGCCTCAACCAGATAGCAGCAATGCCGTATGAGGAGCTTTGTGATGCCGGGTATCTCGACACGGACCGCAAACAAATGATTACCGCGCGGCGTTCTGTGCTGGTGGAAGAGATAGGCGAAGGGGAAATGAATGCCATGCTGTCTGACGTGCAGCGCATTCACCGCGTCTTCCCTGATGCTGGAGCAAAGTTCAGGACAAAGCTGCCTCTCTCTCGCGGTTCTGAGGGCTTTGATATCCGTCAGGACTATATCCTTAAACACTTTCTTCCAGCTCAGTCTCTGTGCAGCATTTACGGCCCAAGCGGTTCGTATAAGAGTTTTCTTGCCGTATCGTGGGCCTGTCACATCGCTGCGGGTCTTCCATGGGCGGGGAAGAAGGTCACTCCCGGCGCGGTGCTGTATGTGGTTGGTGAGGGGGGCGTAGGCGTTCCCCGGCGTATAAAGGCTTGGGAGCAGGCGCACGGCACACAGGCAGACAACCTCTGGCTGGTCAATCGTCCGGTGTTCCCTGTGCGTGAGTCAGAGGTCACAGAAGTTCTTCTGGCTGCCAGGCAGATTGAAGTCGAATGTGGTGTGCCGGTTCGCATGGTGGTGATCGATACGCTGGCCCGTTGTTTTGGGGGGAATGACGAGAACGATGCTCGTGATATGGGGGCGTTTATTGAGGGGTGTGACGTTATCAAACAGAAAACGGGTGCAACGGTGCTGGTAGTTCACCACTCCGGCAAGGATGAAGGGAAAGGCGCTCGCGGTTCCAGTGCTTTCCGTGCTGCGCTTGATACTGAATTTAACGTTAAGCGTGAAGGGGATGGAAAGGCGCTTATTCTGACCTGTACCAAGATGAAAGACGCGGAGGAGCCAGAGCGTAAAGCGTATGACCTGAGAACGGCAGAGCTTTACACCGATGAAGATGGTGAGCTTGTTTGCTCTCTGGTTGTGCACGATCAGCCGAGAGAGGCTAAAGAGGTTGAGCCTGAACTGGCCAATGTCTCCCGTCTTAGCGATAACCACCATGCACTATGGCAGGCAGTACGCAGCCGCACAGCTAAGGGGGAGCCATGCACTATCTCCGTCATTAAAGACGATCTACGTGCAACGCTGGGTGCAGACAAAGTGAGAAAGTCATTCCCGCGCTGGCTGGACAAGCTGGAGAGTGAGCAAATCATTCGCATCGAGGGTGAGAACCTTTACCCAGTAACAGTCGAGTAAATGCGGCGGTAAGTGCGGCACGTGCGGCATTTAGTATGTTTTATGACCAAATGCCGCTCTTAGTCCCTGTATACACGCGCTAAGTGCGGCATTTCACTGAAACCCCCGTCATTACTGGGTTTGCGTAATTTTTTGAGAAAACTGGTGCGGCGCTAAGTGCGGCATTGCTAAACGCGGCGCTAAGTGCGGCATCATGGACAAATCAGGAGTAAGCAAGGGAATTATAAAAACGACTATCGATCTGGCAAAGGGTCATGGCTCAAGCGGAGGAGGTATTAAACCGACTCCAGATGTCGCTTAAATATGGTAAAGATATGCCGGAACGCGGCGAAAAAATTCATTAAGGAGATTTTATGCCAATCACAATACAGGATATTAAAACTCACAAGGACCAATACGGGCTGCATGACCTGGACACGATGAGCACAGAGGAATACCGAAAGGCCTTGTCTGATGGGGCATTCTTCTGGATCGATCACCATGACTTTCTGCGAAGCACTTTATCAGAGGAGATCTTGACTACAAACCGGGAACAATTGGAAACGTTGATTGAATACTTACAAAGCATTAGTGACAAAATGTCATCCTAACCGCAAGTGATGAAAGATGGCCGCTTGTTGGCGGCTATCTATCAATACTTTTCAAGTATGCTTCTTAAATTAGAGTTTAATGTATATTCATAGCCTTTTTGCGGCTGTTCAAAGATGATGGAATCACTGAAATTTCTAAAAATATATTCGCTAGGTGAGTAATGTAATCTTCCATTGCGATCTGTCCATGTTGTTTTTGTGACATCTTTTTCTAAAAGTAATTTAAATGAAGATATTTCCTTTTCAGCCATGGCATTAAACGCTCTGGTTGCAGCGTTTTTTTCCAATTGAGAAATGTCATTATTGAATTTTTTCTCAAGTATATCTTTTGCGATACTTGTTAACGCCACACTCTGTGAGCGTTCTCCTGTTGCAACAACATAGGTGATATTTAAATTGCATAAAGAAAACAACGTAGCACCTTTAGCATGTGAAGCATTATTTTTGCCAATTAGTTTTTTTATTATGTAAAGTTGAAAGACATCCAGTTCATCAATGGAAGAACTAATTTTATCTTTTAGCAATTCTTTTTCACGCTCTTTGTTTTGTTTTTCACTTAGAGCTTGTGCTTCTAATTTTTGTTTCTCTATTTTCTTGGATATCATAGTGTGTATAGTATTAATGACAGAAAACACCAAGCGAATTGAAGTTATTAGGATTAAACTTTGTGGAATCAATTTGGGAACTGGATCTAAAATGAAATGGTCTGGTGAAGATAAGATGATAGCGGCTAAGCAAGTCAGCAATATAGCGATATTCAACCGAACGTCAGTCATTTTTTGTAAGGATTCTAAAAACTCTTTATATCCCTGCATCCACACACCCGTATCAATTTGGAGAGAATTGTAAATTACTTATACCTGATTCTACTCCTTCCTCCTTCTTACTCAAGAGGGGGTTTTATTTAATATTCTCATGTATATCTTGAAGAGTGGCACTCAGACGTGAGCCGCCACTGGCCGTTAAGTCAAGCTGTAGCGAGTACAGCCTGCGAGAGGCAGAAAAAGATTTAACGGCCTCCCCTCCAAGCGCTGGTTTCACGTCTCAACGTTAATTGTTACGGAAACCACTCCATGAAGAAACTACTCGAATTACGCCAGCAGAAAGCCGCACTCAAAACACAGATGCGTTCCATGCTGGACAAAGCCGACACCGAAAAGCGCAGCCTGAACGAAGAAGAGGGCAAAAAGTTCGATGAACTCCGCGCCCAGGCTGATGCGCTTGAAGTTGAAATCACCCGTCTTGAAGCCGTCGCCGACGATCAGCGCAATCTGCCAGGTACTTCCGTTGAAGGTGAGCCAGTAAGCAACGACGAGCTGCGCCACTACATCATGACCGGTGATACCCGCTCTCTCTCCACGCTGGTGCAGGCTGACGGCGGTTATACCGTTATCCCTGAGCTGGACAAAGAGATCATGCGCCAGTTGCAGGATGATAGCGTGATGCGCTCGATCGCAACGGTGAAGACCACCAAAACCAACGAATACCAGAAGCTGGTATCTGTGGGCGGCACTACCGTTCATCGCGGTACCGAAGGTGAGGCACGTACCGAAACCAGTACGCCGAAGATGGAGCGCGTTGATATCAAACTCAACCCGATCTACGCCTACCCGAAAACCACTCAGGAGATTCTCGACTTCTCCGAGGTGGATATTCTGGGCTGGCTGTCTTCTGAAATCGCCGACACCTTCACCGCTACCGAAGAAAGCGACTTTGTGAACGGCGACGGTGATAAAAAATCCAAAGGCTTCCTGTCTTACCCTCGCGCGGCCACTGCCGATAAAACCCGTCCGTTCGGCACGTTGGAGAAGATGGAAGCGGCTGACGTTTCCTCTGATGGCCTGATCGACCTGCTGTATAAGCTGAAAGCCAAATACCGCAAAAACGCCGTATGGGTGATGAACTCCAACACCGCAGCCAAACTGCAAAAGCTGAAAAACGGCAACGGGGATTACATCTGGCGCGATCGTCTGGTTGCCGGTTCTCCCGATACGCTGCTGGGCCGTCCTGTGCAGTATCTGGAAACCATGCCGGATGCGGAGGCAGGTAAAGCATTCCTCGCGGTAGGCGACTTCAAGCGCGGCTATTTCATCGTGGATCACACCACTGGCGTGCGTACCCGCCCTGACAACATCACCGAACCGGGTTTCTACAAGGTGCATACCGATAAATACCTGGGCGGCGGCGTGGTGGACTCCAACGCCATCAAGGTGCTTGAGCTTTCCGGCTCCGGTTCCTGATTTGACGTTTAAGGGGCTGCGGCCCCTTTTTGCCCTCTGTGGAGTCCAGTAATGAAAACCATCGATTTTGAAATCCGTACCTCCGAAGTGAGCGCCAGCAACAAAAAGCTGGTGGGCTATGCCGTGCGCTGGAACAGTCTCTCAGAAATTATCTGGGACGAGTTCCGCGAGCAGTTTGCGCCGGGAGCGTTTAAAGACAGCCTGGCATCCGGTAGCGATGTGCGTGCGCTGTACGAGCATAACTATACCCAGCTGCTGGGCCGCACCAAATCCGGCACGCTGGTGCTGTCCGAAGACGATACCGGGCTGCGCTTCGAGCTGACCCCGCCGAATACCCAGCTTGGCAACGATGTGCTGGAGCTGGTGGAGCGCGGGGATATCTCTGGCATGAGCTTCGGTTTTCGTGCGCTGAAAGAGGCGTGGGATATTGCTCAGTCTCCATACCTGCGCACTGTTACCGCTGCCGAACTGCGGGAGATTACCGTTACCTCTATACCTGCTTATCCTGAGTCTGGCGTGGAAATCGCGCACCGTTCGCTTTTCTCCCAACATCCTGAACTGCGCCGCGCTGGCGATAACCGTCGCCGCTGGGCTGAATTAGCGGGGCTTTGATATGTGGAATATCTGGCCGTTTGGCCGTAAGTCTGAACCCTCCGAACAGCGCAGTATGACCATTGATGAGTGGCTGGCGATGGCAGGGATTCCAAATACCGGATCAGGCGAGTATGTGTCTGCGGGTACTGCGGAATCTCTGCCGGCGGTCATGAACGCCGTATCAGTTATCAGTGAGGCGGTGGCAACAATGCCCTGCTATCTCTACCGCGTCCGTAATGATAATGGTCGTGAGGCGCGAGAATGGCTGAGTAATCATCCGGTGGATTTTCTGCTGAACGAGCAGCCGAACGACTGCCAGACGCCTTATCAGTTTAAACGCACGATGATGCGCCATTGTCTGCTGAATGGTAACGCCTATGCGGTGATCCAGTGGGGCCGCGACGGTCAGCCGCAATCCCTGCACCCGTATGCTCCGGGGGCGGTTGTTCCTGAGCGTATCGGCCAGCATAAGTACAAATACACCGTTACAGAGCCGTTTACCGGGGCTGTGCGCACCTATCTACAGGAAGAGATTCTGCACCTGCGTTACTCCACCGATGATGGTTTTCTGGGGCGTTCGCCTATCACCGTCTGCCGTGAGGCGCTGGGGTTAGGGCTGGCCCAGCAGCGCCACGGTGCCAGCATTATGAAAGATGGCATGATGGCGGCGGGTGTGGTGATCACTAAAGAGTGGCTCGACAGCGTGAAGGGCAAACAGGCAATGGATGCTCTGGAGCGCTACAAAGGGGCCAAAAACGCCGGGAAAACGCCGATCCTTGAAGGGGGGATGGACTACAAGCAGCTTGGCATGAGCAATCAGGATGCTGAATGGCTGGCCTCCCGTCGCTTCACCATCGAAGACATTGCCCGCATGTTCAACGTGTCGCCTATTTTCCTCCAGGAATACAGCAACAGCACCTACAGCAACTTTAGTGAAGCGAGCCGCGCATTCCTCACCATGACGATGCGCCCGTGGCTGGCGAACTTCGAACAACAAATCAAATCTGCGCTGCTGGTGGCCTCTCCGGTTCCGGGAACCCGCTATCAGGTGGAGTTTGACTCCGCTGACCTTCTCCGCGCCACGCCAACCGAACGCTACGCCACTTATGAGCGCGGCATTAAGAACGGGATTATGAACCCGAACGAAGCCCGTGAACGTGAGGGGATGCCGCCGCGTGAAGGTGGTGACGAATTCAGCCAGGCATGGAAGCAGGAAGTGAAGATCAGCAAAGACGGTAAGGAAGGTGACGAATGAGAGCCGGAAAGATGAAACGCCGCGTTACCTTTCAAAAGTCTGAATCTCACCGCGACCCGACTGGTCAGGTTATCTATGAATGGGCTGACCTTGCCACCGTCTGGGCTGAAATTCGTGCTATCAGCGGGCGTGAGCGCATGTCTTCCGGGGCGCTTTACTCCGAAGCCACTGTGCGAATCTGGACGCGCTACCGCGACGATATCACCACCGCAAACCGCATTCTGTACCGCTCGCCAAACGTCAGGGGGCAGGTTTACGGCATCGTGGCCGTCATTCCTGATGTGGATCACACCCGGCTTGAGCTGCTGTGTAAGGGAGGCATTTTCAATGAGTGAGTTAATCGAACTCGAAGAAGCAAAGCTGCATTGCCGTATTGATGATGATTATGAAGACACACTGATACAGGCGTACATAGAAGCGGCGCTGGAGGTCTGCCAGAAGCATATCGGTAAGCGATTTGATAACGGTCTGGAGTTCACCCCTGCTATCAAGATCGGCTGTCTGATGTACGTCTCTCAGCTGTACGAGTACCGCACGATGATTGGTGATACCGACGCCAAAGAGATACCGATGGCTGTCTCTGCGTTGTGGTCTGTCTACCGAGATGTCGGGGTGTACTGATGCCGTGGCAACCAATGCGCCGGTGCACTGAGCCGGGATGTAATAAGCGGGTGAAGTCCGGCAAGTGTGATGAGCATAAGCGGGATGCCCGCCGACAAAGCGACAGCCGAAGAGGTACACGAACAGAGCGTGGTTACTCCAACCGCTGGGGCGAATACCGTCGTCATTTTCTGAAAGCTAATCCGCTGTGTGTCCACTGTCTCAAGGCTGGCGTCTATACATCGGCAACTATCGTCGATCACATCATCCCTATCGAGGGTGAGGCCGATGTGCTGTTCTGGCCCGCCAGTAATCACCAGTCGTTATGTGCTGCCTGTCATGGCCGGAAGACAACTACAACAGACCCGGTGACTAAGCAGCAGCGTAAAGCCGGTAAGTTCCGTGAGCAGGAGGAAGCAGCACGTCATCGCACCGACTGGATCTATGAGGCAAACAATGACTGAGCAGGAACAGCAGCGCCTGATTAGTGGGCTGATAAAGCAGCGCGAGGCATGGCAACCAGCCAGACAGAGAGCGCGCACGAAGCCCGTAGCAAAGCGCATGAGCCAGCGTGACCGGGAGCTTATGGAATGCTTCCGCAACCGCTGACAGTGCGCATGGACGGGGTGGGGGAGGTTTTTAGGACAAACCCCTCCGGGCGAGGAACCACCCGCCCCCTCAAATTTTTACGCACGGTAATTTTTTTGAAAATAAAACAGACAGGAAAACAGTAAGTTATGGCAAGACCACCCAAACCGCCCGCCTACCTTGATGAAATCGCGGCGCAGCAGTGGAAAGCAAAGGCGAAGCAGCTGGCGGAGCGCGGGGATCTGACGCCTGCCGACTGGAACAATCTTGAGCTGTACTGCGTCAACTACTCGATGTACCGCAAAGCCGTGGAAGACCTTGCCACGCGGGGGTTCAGCATTGTGAACAGCCAGGGCGGTGAGAGCCGTAACCCGGCACTGAGCGCAAAAGCGGATGCCGAAAAAATTCTCATAAAAATGTCGTCGCTGCTGGGCTTTGATCCGGTAAGCCGCCGCCGTAATCCGATAGAAACGGAAGAGGAGGACGATCTTGACCGTCTGGAATGATTACGCAAACGCCATTAAATCCGGTGAAATTCCGGCCTGTAAGCGCGTAAAACAGGCCGTTGAAAGGTACTTTTCAGACCTGAATGACCCCCGTTTTGAGTTCGATACGGCGACCGTAGAACGGTTTATTGCGTTCTCCCGGCTCTGTCCGCACGTCAAAGGCCCGCTCCGGGGCCAGCCTATCGAGCTGGAACCGTGGCAACAGTTCGCCTTTGCTAACCTGCTGGGCTTTAAGGTCAGGGAGTCAGGACGCCGGAAATACAGCAGCGCCTTCATTGAGGTTCCACGCAAGAATGCTAAATCCACTGTGGCCGCCATGCTGGCTAACTGGTTTCTGGTGATGGAAAAGGGCCAGCAGGATATCTACACGGCGGCGGTGAGCCGGGATCAGGCCCGAATCGTGTTCGACGATGCCCGCCAGATGTGCCTGCTGTCAAAACCGCTGAAAAAGCGCGTCAATATTCAGGCGCATAAGGTCATTTTCCCGAAGAGCAACAGCCTGTTAAAGCCGCTGGCGGCGAAAGCGGCCACCATTGAAGGAACTAACCCCAGCCTGGCAATTGTCGATGAATACCACCTTCACCCGGATAACGGCGTTTATTCCGCACTTGAGCTGGGTATGGGCGCACGTCCTGAGGCGATTTTGTTCGCCATCACGACCGCCGGGAGTAACGTTGTCTCTGCCTGTAAACAGCACTATGACTACTGCTGCCAGATTCTGGCCGGGGAAGAGAGCAACGATTCGCTGTTTGTCCTGATCTACGAGCTGGACGACGAAAGCGAGGTTGAGCAGCCGGAAATGTGGATCAAGGCTAACCCTAACCTGCATGTGTCCGTTGACGCGGCGAAACTGGAGTCCACTATCCAGAAAGCGCGGGGCATACCGTCGCAGTGGGTCGAAATGCTGACCAAACGTTTCAATATCTGGTGTCAGGGTTCCACTCCGTGGATGGGTGCCGGCGCATGGGATGCCTGCCAACTCGACTACGAAGAAAAAGACCTCGCCGGAATGGAGTGCTACGCCGGATTTGACCTGTCCTCTACCAGCGACATCACCAGCGTGAGCTACGCGTTCCCGTTCGACAGGGAGATCCGCCTGCTGACCCGTCATTATCTGCCGGAAGCCCAGCTACTTAACGTCGCCAACAAAAACCGCGCCATCTACCGCCAGTGGGTGAAAGCGGGCTGGATACGCACCACCCCCGGCGACTGTATCGACTATGACCGCATCCGTGACGATATTCTGCGCGACGCTGAAACCTTCAATATCAGGCTGGTGGGTTTCGATACGTGGAACGCCACGCATCTGCGCACCCAGCTGCAGGGGGCGGGGCTTGATGTGGAGCCATTCCCGCAAACCTATCTCAAATTCAGTCCGGTAGCGAAATCCTTTGAGGTGTTCGTTAATCGCAGAGTGGTGCGCCACCGTGGCGATCCGGTTCTGGCCTGGGCGATTGGTAACGTGGTGATGGAGTCCGACGCTAACGCCAACATTAAGCCCAATAAAAAGAAATCCTCCAACAAGATAGACCCGGCGGTCTCTGCACTAATGGCATTCGGCACATTCCAGGCTGAGCATGAGGATTTTGCTTTCGATATGAGCGACAGCCATAAACAACGGCTGGCGACATTTAACGGTATCTGACAGGAGTAAAACGATGAATACAGCTAACAATGAAACACTTGCTACCATCCGTATGTTTGGCCCGCTCGGCAAGACATTCGGTAGAACTCACCAGCGCCTGGTACGGACTACGCATGAGGCTTTCCGGGCTCTTGCCGTAACGATTCCCGGGTTCGAAAAATACATGAATTCAAGCAGGGCTCGTGGTTTAACGTATGCAATTTATGTCGGGAAAAAGAACATTGGAGCAGATGACCTGGAGTTTCCGAACAATGGGCGCGAGATTCATATCGTGCCTGTGTTAATCGGCAGCAAAAAAGCAGGGGTACTGCAAACTATTCTCGGCGCGGTGCTGGTAGTGGTAGGGGCAATTGGGGTTACGGTGGGGCAGGCTTGGGGCGGTGGTACATGGGGGCCGGTTGCATGGAAGCTTGGCGCAGCCATGATTGCTGGTGGAATTGTGCAAATGCTATCTCCTCAGCCCACGGGCTTGGCCAGCAAACAGGATGCCGATAATAAGGCTTCATACGCATTTGGTGGCGTTACTAATACTGCTGCGCAAGGTTATCCGGTACCATTGCTTTACGGTAAGCGCCGTATCGGCGGTGCAATAATCTCAGCAGGTATCTATGTGGAGGATCAACTTTGACAAATCAGGCGCAACTCTGGCCGGAAGGTGAGATTTTTACCCGAGAGGTATTTATCCCGACTAAGTACGATCCATTGCCGGTGCTGGTGACTTACATCGTACCTCCGTTCGATATCGTTGTTGAAACTTGGCAAAACAAAGACCCGGCGAAGTCATATGCACTGTTTCGACAGTTTATTGTTGACTGGGATCAGCAGGACAAACTCACTGACGACATTCTGATATCTTTTCTGGTGGGTTATCCTGGTACTGACGAGGCTATTTTTTCCGGATGGTGTAAGTATATGAATGAGGCACTGATTGAAAACGAACATTTGTTTTCAGTACGCAGTCAGGCTATCAACTGATGAGCATCATCTTAAAGCAAGAGACCCCAAACAAGAAGGAGGGGGCATGAGTGAGTACGACGATGATTATGATTTTTGGATCAAGAATAGAAAAACCATTACGGAACAACGCTTGCATCCAAACCACTGGTTTAACAGAGCATCGGACTTAAGAGCTTCGGCGCATGTTTTATGGATATCGATGGAGTCAAAAGATATTCAACAGAAAATGGGGTATGGCGGTGGATTCTCGCTTGAGGTTGCGTGTAATCCCGTTTACCACATGCTTTGTGGGTTAGCTTTAGAATTAATCATGAAAGCAGTAGTTGTCCAGCGTTCAAAAAAAGTTCCCGGGATACATGATTTGAATCATTTGGCTAATTTGGCGGAGATATCGGTTAATCCAAAGAGAAAAGAATTACTGAAATTTTATACTGCCGCCATCGTTTGGATTGGCCGTTACCCTGTCCCAGTTAAATGTGATGATGAAAAATTAAAAGATTATTGGTCATTAGCCACAAGTGTACTCACCGATAGAGTCAAAGGGCATGGCAATTTGAATATTCGAAAAAGGAATGGGGCTGCTGATTGGGACAAATTCCAAGCTTTATTTAACGAGATTGCGGATGAGTTTGACTTCAATTAGTTCAATTGGGTGTCATATCCCCCCGAAGGGGGCCCGGCAAAAGCCGGGCCGGGCTTGTTACGCTGTCTTTACTTAAGCATGTACACTAAAACAATACATGCTGTCACCACAGCTAATGGGCCTAAACCTATGTTGCCGAGGGCAATGATTAAACCAGTAATGGCAATCACGCGTGCTGACAGCAGGTCTGAGCCCTTTATGTACTGATTCAT